CCTGTACGGTCTTAGAGTTAATCTGAGTGTAGTTACCCAGACGAGTACGGTCACCACCAGCAGTCTGAGCACCAGCTACAGTTGAGAAGGTAGAACCTTCAGCAACAGCGCCAGAACCGGGAGCTACAAGCTCATCAGTCTGCCACTCATGGTAGATTGCTTTAGCAGTGGTTTTGCCAATAGATGACAAGAATGGAGTCTCTTCACGAGAAATCATGGAGATAAAGTTCGCCAGATCTTGCTTCTCAGAAAGAGTACCAGTAGTTACAAAATTTGTTGCAGCCATTTTTAAATTTCCTTATATTATAATTGATTGAATCTATAATTAGCGGAACTTGCTTAATGACTTTAGAAACTCTAATTCACCTTCTTCACTAGATTCACCAGATAATACTTTTTGCCTAAGGGCGTTAGCATCTCTAGCTTTCCGTTGGGAGGCTGTTGATTTACGTTTAGTTGGGATACCTTTTGCTTTAGGAGCTGTCTTACGTTTTACAGAACCCTTTGTGGTCTTCTGTTTAAGTCTTCGATAATCATCTACAAACTTAACAACGTTAGCATCCATAATAATATCAAGGAAATCTTGAGGGACACCTTCATCTAGTGCAAACTGACGTACAGCTTCAGAGTCAAATTCTGGTAAGATAACTTGTATATCTTCTTCAAACTTAACCATAAGCTCGTCTACTTGAGCTTGAAACTGCTCTTGTTGTTTTTGTTGCACTGTAGAAAGCACGGTCTCTCGTTTATTACGTGCAGCCCAGTATTTCTTTTGGGCAGTCTCACGTTTATCCTTGAGATCATTCAACTCATAGTTATCACCATCTGCACGAGCTTTCTCAATTTTAGTTTCTAAGTCATGGTAGTCCTGAGCTAACGCAGTCTCTTCTTGTTGTAGTTGCGCTGCTAAGACACTCCCAAGTTCTAAAGCATGATTAGTCTTCTCCGAGTATTCCTCTTTGAGTTCTTTCTCAAGCTCACTAACTTCTCTACCCTTCTTAGACAAGTGTTGATCAGTAGCAAAACCTTTACGAAGTTCTGACAAAGACACATATTCTGTCTCTCCATCAATCTTGACAGGAACTTTATAGTCCCAGTCTACTTCCTCTTCATCCGGTAAATCGTCATCTTGGGTAGAATCATCTTCATCCTCATACTCTTCATCGTCTTCAGCGTCTTCCTCATAATCATCGGTATCGTCTTCATCTGCAGCGTCTTCATCATCGGGCATATCTTCTTCTGCAGAATCTTCCGGGTCAAGATCAGATTCATCATCATTTGGTAGAGATTCCTCCTCAGGGGGAGTGAGGCCTAAAGCCGCACCCATTGGTCCCATGGGAACTGGAATGTCATCGATAGATTGACCATCTTGACCAGCGTAAAAACCAGCGTCATCCGAATGGGTAGAGGCTGTATTGTTTTCATTGCTCATAATTTGTTATCCTATATTAGTCCTGTTTAACCGCCACCTTCTTCTTAGGGGCTCGGGTTTCTTTCTTAATTTCATTTAACTTATTTAAAGCATTACATGCATGAACAAAAGTTTCTGCATGGAATCGGGCTTTACCCGGACCTGCAGCTAACTCTTTAATCATAGCGTTAACGGTATTTTCTGTTGATGTAATTGCTCTGTCCAGTATCTTACTGTCCATTATTATCTCCTTCTTGAGATTTATTATGGTCTATTAACTCTTGGTTAAACCCAAAGGTTTCCACATTAATTAGACGTTCTTTTACAGAACCTAAGCCCATAGCTACGTGGTACAAGTACTCACGCTCTTTGAGACAATGGGGTTCTGTTACTAGCCACTGGGTAAACAAGTCAACTAAGATGTCAGAGTACGCTTCAGTAAAGAATTCATCTCTTTCTTTCTTAGCAAACATAGCTGTAGCTAGTGCCTGTTGGGAGTCTCCAAAGGGATTAGCTTTGTACTCTCCAGTGTTTTGGTCCATTTTGGGTTTAAACTTTCGTTTAGCCCCGTTCTTATACTTATCCACTATATCTCCTCTGGTTAGTGTCGTAAGTTGAAGGGCCCTTTCGGGCCCCTCGTTAGATGAGGATCACCCCCTTACATCATACCTCCACCGCCTTGTTCGAGCATAGCTTTGATAGCCTCTGGGTTAATGCCTTGGCTTTCTGGCCCCATAGGTTGATTAGGCTGTGGCTGCGCACCTTTTGGTAAGGTCATAGTTTGACTAATTAAATCCTGAGCCATCTGATACATTTGTTGTACGTCAGGTTGTTCCGGGACATCAGCCCCTTCTTTTGTTGCAGATATACTTAATCTTGACCATTCTTGATATGATTTATCTAAAGCAACTACAAGCTGTTTCAGGTTATCTTGGATTGCATTCTGAGACTGTATATTAGTATAGTCAACGTTTGCTTGATCCAAAGCAAGCTTAGCTTGTTGGGTTTGAGTGGCAAGTTCTTTAGCTTTTTGATCTTGCATCGACTGTTGCTTCTTGTCTTCCATTGCGGATTTCTTATACTCATCGGAAGTATAGTCTACTATGTAGTCTAATGGATCTTCACCTAACGCCTCAATGGTTTTGTAAGCAATGACTGCTGGAGCTGTAGGGTCTATTGCCCCTTTGTACCCAGCTTGCATGAGAGCAGGTAAAACCTTCTCACCTATCATTGCCATTTTACCCATCACAGTTTTATTACTTGCATCTCCTACATCTGCCTCTACCTGTAACATCATTTCGTTAGGAAGGTCCTTAACATCAATAGTGCTGTAGAAGTTATTGCGGTCGTAATATTTCATTGATTGGGTACCCATATCCATCTTCATCGTCTTATACACACCTTCACAAAGTGTGGCTAGGCCGGTCTCCATGAATCTTCTGGCGATATGTTGAATGCGGGTTTGTGCTGCTGTTTGCACAGAAGATACTTTCTGTTCTGAGTTACCAGACACATAGAGAGTATCATTAAGTCCTTGGGCTGCCTTTGACAGACCATTGGCTTGTTCTTTGTGCTGCTGCAAGAACTCAAGCAGTGGCACAGTACCTGTAGACAAAGCCTCTGGTGGCATGTTCTTAACAGCCATTGCAGGGTTTCCGTTAGTAGGTACAATTTGTTTTGGCTTCATATTCTGCAGTGCAGAGAAGTCTACAACATTAGGGTCTGCCAACTTAGGTGAGTAGTTAGTCAAGTAAGTGTTCTCAACAAAACCACGCAGTATAGCAGTAGACGCTAATGTAGAAGGACGAGTCATATCTGCCATAGACAGACCAGCCCATTCGTGAGGAATATCAAAGGCCTTAAGCTCAGCTATTTGAATACAATCGACATCTTCTTCAAAGAGCACATGATCTCCAATTGTAATAAATCGCTTAAGTTCTGAGATACCATCGCCATCCCGGTCAACACTAATCCAGCACTCTAAAACACTAGCTAGTTGATTAGCTTCTGTCAATTGCACTTGGGTAAAGTTAGTGTTGCTAAGACCCACTGAGGTTCTTCGGGCAGCTTTCTCATTGTTAATAGCTTGTGCAAAGGTATGGCTATCATTACCTGTATTGTCCCAGTCAATGCTATCTGCATGATCTGGATACTGTTTGCGAATCTCTGAGCGAGTCATTTCTGTTCTTAGGCCTACAAAGGATGCATCTTCTATAGAGGAAGCCCCTGAGCTTATAAGAAAAGACTCTGGCTCAATGTTACGGATCTTAATACCACTTTTGTTATGGGTACGCTTGATACGTACTTCTTCGTACACACCAATCCCATTTACATACAAGTCACCTACTACTTCTACTTCAGAGTCTGCAAGCAGCACATCCAAGGCTTCAGGGGTAATCTCTTCGTATTCTTCAAAGGTAAAGTCATAGTCCTCTACGTACTCCCAGACTACCGCTGCGTTCTTCCAAAGAAGTGCAGCCTTCATCCAAGTGTTGATAATCTCCCAACCTTTATTCTTTTTAAAGATACAGTAGTTAACTACGTCAGAAGCTACCCTAGCTTGGTGAACACCAGTCGCACTTTGTTGTAGTGGTATAAATCTTGCTAATTTTTTATTATTGAGTAACAACTCAGAAAGTACTGCAGAGTACCCCTCAATTGCCTCAACGGTGTCTGATGACACAATTTTGGATACACCCTGAGGGGCTAAGTGCCCTATAGGTTGCATCGCGTATTCGTATGTTGCTTTCTCTCGCTCATCTGATAGATCAGAGGAATCAAGGAAGTTACCTTGTGAGTTTGCTACTTCAGAGTGGATAATGTTCATCAACTCGTCATCTGTTACTGCTTCCATATATCCATCTGGATCATTCATACTAAATTCCTCTAGTTAGGATCATCTCGACCCTTCAGTCAATCATTAATAAAAAACGGGTTCCAATAGCTTCTCTTTCCCGAAACGTGTATGTCACCTTAAACCGAAACGTTAGCTGGAGGACTAATGGGGAAACTTTCTCAGTTATAGCCAGCTAGTTTGGTCCTCCGAAAACTGCTGGTTCTGGAAGCCTACCTTAGTATTGATCAAACGATCTCTATGGGTTCTTAGGACTTCAAGGGCTATAGCTGTTGCAATTACAGTATCATCGTGTGCGCCTGTAATAGCATTGGTACGACCATTCGCATCAGCCACGTAATCCATACACTCTTGGATGATTCGCGGGGACGCAAGGTTAATGTCATCGTTCTCGATTGCGTTCTTAAGATGCGCTATGATCATGGGTTTAGTAGCTTGCGTTGTACGCCAACCAAGTCGGCTGCCTTCCTCATTAGACACGTTAGCTACTTTGGTTTGATGGTATAGATTAACATAGTTCATCTGCTTGAGACGATTGAGGGTTGCTATACCTAAGGAATTAGATTCAACAGCTAGTAAAGCATTGTTGTAATATCTTCCAAGATAGAATAGTAAATCTCCGTATTGAGTGGGGTCTATCCTATTATTTCTATATAAAGCTACAACTTCATTGCTAGAGTTCATTACTACACATGCCGAGGAGTCTTGACCTACTCCTAATGCACAGTCAGCACCAATTACAAAGTTCTCATCAAACTTAGGGTACTCGAATATAGACACATCACCTTCACTATAATCTTCGAAGGAGGATGAACTCTGGTTAAACATTTGTCTTTTAAGTACCGTTGAGGGTACTAAGGATTGTAGCTTTTCAATATTAAACACATTAGCTCCAGAAGTCTGAAAGGCTTCTTCGGGGCTCAATGGGTATTCTTGTCGGAACTTACTAAGGCCTCCTTCTGCTACCTTCAATCTCCTCCAGTATATCTGTTCTAAGTCAAGATCATACTTCTCTTGTATCTTAGACTCTTCCTCTGATAGGGTCTCTGCGAAAGCTTCAGGCTCTAGGACTGTTCGTCTGTATTCCGGCATCAAGTACCATGGCACAAATATAGGAAGATAGTCATTCTCTCCCTCTACTGCACCCTTCCATAATCTATGGAATTCGTTACCAACACCATTAGCGGTGGACTCAAGTATTACTTCCGTACCATCGGCTTCTGATATGCCCTGAAAGAGACCTGCAAGGATCTTCTCATCATGGGTCCAAAAGGCTACCTCGGAGAGGTGAGCAATGGTTGGTGTAGTACCTCGACCAGCTTCAGGGGATCCTGCTGTGTAAAGTCTGTATCCTGAATCATTGTGATCAAACAGGATCTCTTTAGCATTAGATTTCTTAAAGACTGGTTTAAACTCTTCAGGCATGTTGGAAATGGTATTCCTTGACATAGTGAAGAGTGCATCAGATGTGGCTGAGTCATGTGCCATAACAACTGACTTATTGTATGCATTGAAGTAGGACTTCCAGAAAACCCTTGCGGTCGCAAAGGTCGATAGTCCCATTTGTCTGCCCTTAAGGATTATGGCCCTGACACGGCCTGTTTCCTCAAGTTGTTTATTGATCTTCTCATTTACTATCTTCTGAGCATCATTAAACTCAAAGGGCACAAAGCCCAGTGATGAATTCTTTGTTAAGATCTTTATCTGTTCTTTAGAGAATAACTCAAAGTTACTCTCATAATCTGCTAGCTTCTTACGTCTCTGGGCTTCTTTAGCCAATGCTAGCTTCTTCTTGTTATCCATTTGTAGTCCTCCCAGACCTTAAAGTTTACCAGAGAGAGAAGTACCATAGGAATATAATCTATAGTATTACCTCTAAGGGTTCCTGCCGTGTCGAGGATCCCCATAGCCCCTTAGGGGGGAGGGGGTGTTAGCCTCTACACATAGATATCTGTATTTTCTATAAGGACCTATAGGGCCCTTAAAGTCTTAAGGCCCCCTCGTACCTTAAGCTACCATATCTTGTGGATACCTTTAGGATATCAGTCTCTTAAGCTACTGTCGGGTAAGCTCCAACACCGGTGGTGTTTCCTACGTATACTCTCTCTCTATAAGGTACTATAATGAATTTAAAGGATTTAAAGGATTTAAAGGGTCTTTAGGGAGTACATAGTATAACCCCCAGATATACAGTACCCAATATACAGTCCAGACCCCCCTCAGAGATCCCACGAGGTTCCTTGAGATCCCACGAGGTTCCTGTGTGGCACCCTGTAGATGGAGGATCTTCCAGATCCTTAAAGGATTCCCTAGATGTCTCGAAGATATCTGCTAGTGGAGGGGACCCCGGAGACCCCGAGGGCATACTACCCTTAGGGCTCCCTGAGAACCCGTAAGACCCTTTCGAGTACCGATAGTGTCTGCGGGTACACATACTTATTAGAGTCCCTTAGAGGGCTCAGGAGCGTCCGTTATGGAACAGTTGGGAATTGGTAGCTATGTGCAGTATAAAGGTCAGTGGTTCTTGGCGTGTGCAGTGATCAACAGCCTCGTCACGATTATGAAGCCCGGAAGCAATGTTAAGCTTCAGGTCTCATATCGAAACCTTACCGTGTCAAAGAATGTCGCACTGTTCGTGTGGGGCAAAGATGATCGCGGTTATCTGATAACTCGTAAGACAGGCGAAGTTGTATCGCTTTCTACTAACCGTTGGGTTAATAAGAAGTGGTTCCACGATACTGTCTGCCCAGAGTTGTAGAGTCGTAAGCATTCTTCGGAGTGCTTACTATCGTTACAATTCAGTAGCGCATTAGAGTCCCTTAGGGGCATGGAGCATTGTTATGGAACATCTATTGTTTGACCCGTGGGGCATCTTACTGACTGCCTCAGCTCTCGGCATCATTGGGTCAGTTGCCGTGTTTGGTATTCTCGAGATTCTTTCTAAGTATCTCAAGCCTAAGCGTCGAGGTGCTACTCCAATCTCGCAGTTACTTGACCTTCAGTACTCCGAAGATGTGTCAAGGTACAGACGTGCTCGGGCTAAGTGTCATGTGTTTCTTGCTTTGTCGGTACTGTTCATCGTATCCTTAGCTGGTTACATCGTATCATCTCTGTTGTAAAGTCGTAGCCCTTGGATCCTTTCAGGGGCTATCATCGTTACAATTAGATGGATCTATGCGTAATTATCAGGGAGCCTTCGGCTCCTTAAAGGTATCCTTGGGATGCCAGTATGATCTGGCTTCTCGCTTCGGATATCACTAACCTAGTGTAATCTAACCAAGTGGAGAAATATCATGGCAAATGCCAATGTTAAAGTCAGAACCGTTGTTGTACCTAATGTAACTATTGCTGCTTGCAAGTTACGTAGACCCTATAATGGTAAGTTTGGCCTGCAGTACGGAGCTCATCTTAGTGGTGAAGGTCTGGCTGAAATAGGTCTTAAACAAGCCAATGATGGTGGGTTCTGGTACAGCACCAATGCCAAGTATGGCGCAATGGATGTTGATGTGCCGCCTGTATCTATTCAGGATGCAGAAGGCTCAGACATCGAGGATGATCTGGAGAATGGTGCCGTTGCTCATTTATTGTTTGAGCTTCGTGACTATCCTGCAGGTAAGCGGAAAGATGGTACTGCTTTTAAAGCTGGTACTAACGCCCGTATTGCCGCTGTTCGTGCTGTTAGCTTCGACCTTAAACAGTCCAAGCAAGACGCACTTACTGCAGCTCTTCTCGAGTTGGACATCGCGTCTAAGCCTGCTACGGCTTCTGACTCACCGTTCTAAACGGTCTATGGTACGTACTGCTAGTTCAGGGTGCGTACCTCTAGTTTCCCCCTTGAGGGTGGTCTTTCCTGCGCGGAGAGATCGCCCTCTTTTTTATTCTATCAACCGACACACACACGGGCATAATTGCCCCTGTTTTTTAGTTTCAACCGACACCCCCATGGGCCCCCATGGATCCCACAAGCAACCGAGGATAGCATAATGCAATACGGTACAAGAGTAAGCTCAGCTAAAGTAGTACAGAAAACGTGGACTGTTATACACAGTGCTAATGCAGTAGAGATGAAAGTAGTAACTGATTGGTACCCTAAAAGCCAACGTATATCTAGCGGAATCTATTTAGGTAAACGTTCACTGCCTTACGGTGAAAGATTAGTAGCCAACGGAATCTTCAAGGTCAAGGGTCACAAGACTGTAGCCCTAGTGTCTCCCGATGGCAAACGTAACCCGGTCTATGTAGACCTTAAAGATCTGGAGGTAATGCCAAATGGAATTTAATTTCTCTGATATATCTGATGATGGCCTTAGGACTTCAGCTATCAACCGTTATGTGAAGCGTATCAATCAGTACAATGGCAGATGTCCTGCTGATGAGTCTGTTGATTTACGTGTACGCATTGTAAAGTTTTACTTACGAATAGAAAAGGCGATAATCAAATGGAAGATCTAACTTTGTTATTCATAGGCGCTGTAGTTATTGCAGTAGGTATTTACTTTTATGTACCAGACCAAGGGGATGATTGATGAGCGTATCATTTGAAGTTGAAACCAATACCAATAAAGTATTGAAGTTCATGTCCCGTGCTTGCTTTGCCGCTGTGAACCATGTGATTACAGCTCGGGAAAACCAGCAAGGTGTTGGTATAAAAAGAATTACTTACAAACCTTTCTATCAAAACATATATGACAGGGACATAGACACTTACATTGACACCTATCATATGAATGATGATATGTCATGGGATTTAGCTAACAAGTGGTGGGATTACATGCTTAGTTTACCCTTCGTGTCAGAACTGTTGCCTAAAAATCAGTCACAACATATCAAAGCATACAAGCAAGGCTTCCAAGTAGACTGTGATGCTAACGCTGATAGAGTAATGCTAGTGTTGTTTCTCCTTAGGCTCCCTCAGTTTTCATCTGGTATTGTAAGAAGCTGGGCAAGGCTTGTCTCTTATCATTGTGCTCACCCCGATACTGCATTTGTAATAGCACTAGGATTAAACAACAGAATCGCTAACTGTAATTACAAAGAAGGTGAAGAACATACCGACCCTGAGACCTGCCTTACAGCAAAGATGGTAGATCGTATCTCTTCTCAGACTTGTTCAGAGAACAGTGTAATATACAACGAGTACTTTACTATTCGTGGTGCAAAGATTCTGTTGAACAGATTAACTTCTCAAGAACCTGATGAAAGTTTATTCAATGGAAAGCAAGAATCCTTTTCAAGATGCAGTGCGTACCTAAGGTACAATAAGACAGAGCCAAAAGCAATCGGTAGGTTGTTAGTTAAGCACCCTTCAAAGTCTTATCGTCGTGGTAACTTTACCCTAAAGGTCATAAAAGATATACTCAAGATAGACCGAGTTGCTCGCTTTGATGACTGCTTGTACTTAAATCAGAATGAATGCAATATTAACCCAAGTCAAATGCAAGAGATTATATCTCTAATAGAATCTTAACGGAGAGTCTATGTTATACGAATCTAAATTGGAAAATGTAACAGTAGGTGCAGACCCTGAAGTTTTCGTAGCGACAACAGAGGGTGACATCTCTTCTGTAATTGGTAAGCTAGGTGGTAGTAAAGCTCACCCTTTACCTGTAGCAGATGGTGCCTTGCAAGAGGACAATGTTCTTGCTGAGTTTAACATACGGCCTGCAAAGAACAAGATAGAGTTCATGTACAATATGAATTCTGTTATGTCATCTCTAAGAAAAGCCTTACAAAACAAAGGGTTACAACCAGTTGTAATTCCTAGTCATGTCTTTTCTAAAGGTAAGCTTGAGAGCTATGGTCATCAAGCTATGGAGTTTGGCTGCAGCTCTGAATGGAATGCTTGGAGTCGTAAAGAAATGCCGAGGCCTAACGGGGCTAAGGTTAACTTAAGAACTGCTGGTGGTCACGTTCATGTTGGTTATGACAACCCTTGCAGAGGTAGTGCAGAGAGTCTTATTAAGATGCTCGACTTTACCCTTGGTGTCCCTTCAGTCCTTATAGATAGCGACAATGCAAGACGTAAGCTGTACGGTAAGGCAGGTTCTATGCGTCATAAGCCTTACGGTGTTGAGTATCGTACCCTTAGTAACTTCTGGTTGAACTCAGATGAGCTGATGTCTTGGGTCTATGATACAACCCTTTGGTCCACTGATAACCTAGATAAACTTAAAGACTACTTAGAAGTATGTAACCCTAAGGATGTCCAGAAAGCTATCAACAAAAGTGATCAAGGGTTAGCATGGGAAATTGTTAATGAATTAGAAATGGAGATACCTTTATGACAGTGAGTATGTTTTCTGGTATGAACCTTAGGGATATAGCTGCATCCTACGAGGGTACTGTAATTCAACTTGATTCACCAGATGATGACGGCCTGTACCCTGTAAAGATAGTAGATGTAAACAGGGACAACTACAATATAGTTGTAAGGAAAGTGTCAGGTGAGCATATGGATGTACCTATCTTAGACAAAAGGTACAAGTTTTCAAATAAGTTCCCCACTCTTGGTATGATTAATGTAGCTGACCACGTATGCTATGTCAGTAGAAAAGCTCAACGTCAATGGAAGAAAGGCTTAAGGTTACACAATCTTTCAGTTAGAACATTTGACACAGACCTGTTACATCTTCTTAATGAAGAAGCCAATACAGATTATCGAGCATACACTGATGACTTAGAGTTTAAGCTGTACGATAACAAGTACACACCTTACTTTGAAGCCTTAGAGTCTGTTAATGATGGTGATAAAGTTGCAAGAGCTATCTCACCTGACTTCTGTGTAAGCAACAGATACAACTGTTCTAAGCCATTACTATACTACAGGGGTAATATTGTAGGCGTAGTGAACAACTATACCGTGACTATCAATGAACAGTTAGCTCACATAATTCCAATCCTAAAGAGGAACATACCAAATGGATACCGTTCAATCTATGTGGAGACTGAGCAAAATGTCTGCACCGCAAGCTAACTTTGGAGAATTAGTTTGCAATACCAAGATAGGGTTAGAAGTAGAGGTAGAAGGTGTGCCTCACCCTGAAAGAGTTCGTGGCTGGAAGGTAACAACCGATGGTTCACTTCGTAATGAAGGTGTTGAGTATGTATTCAACGGGCCGATAGGTGGTGCACCTGCTTGTAAACGTATCTCTGATTTACATAATGCTATATCAAGCATGAGGAATGCTGACTTCTCTGTACGAACATCTCTTCATGTTCATATGGATGTACGAGATTTATCTTGGGATCAAGTTATGCAAGTAGTTATTCTGTATGCTATGGTAGAGCCTTACCTGTTTAGTATCTGTGGTAATGAGAGAGAAGAAAGTATATACTCTCTGTCTTTATACCGAGGTAAGCAGCAGATACAAGACTTGTCTGAACTGATAAGGCTAGGCCCGGGTGCTGTAAGTGAAGGTAGACTGACTAAGTATACAGCTCTTAACTTGTTATCCTTACCTACCTTTGGGTCCCTTGAGTTCCGTGGACATAAGGGTACTAGCAATAAACGTACTATCATTAACTGGGTTAACCACTTACTGTCTCTAAAGAAGTACGTGTTAGACCCTAACAAAAAGATTAACAATCTCCCAAAGATACTAAGCACTGATGGTCACATCGCAATGCTTAGGGAAATCTTTAATGATAAGTTAGTAGTGGCTAACATTAAGCATGCTAACAGTGTGCGTAGGAAGATCTATGAAGGTGTAAACGTAGGTGAAGACTTATTATTCTCAAGTGTTATGCGAGATACATCTCATAGAATTTTAATTAATAACCAAGGCCAAGGCCAAATGGATAAACTAAAGGACAAACTATGTGTGGATTAGTAGGTGTTGTAGGTAATGATATTTCCTATGTAAGTAACAAAGTGTTTAAACAATTGCTGTACATCGATGCTCTTCGTGGACCTCATAGTACTGGTATTGCACGTAACAACGCTAAGAATAATGTATCAGTGTACAAACGTGCATTGAATTCTACAGATTTCTTACAGCTAGATACAACAAAATCTTTCATTGGAGTTGACACTGACTTCCTTATGGGTCATAACAGGTACGCTACCCAAGGTGAAATCAATGATACAAATGCTCACCCTTTCACTTACGGTAATGTAACCTTGTGCCACAACGGTACACTTACAGATCAATCTACCTTACCTGATTACAAAAACTTTGAAGTTGACAGCGAAAACATTGCATATGCTATGGGCTTAGCTGAAAACCCTAAAGATGTAGTTAGCAAGTTGGTTGGTGCATTTGCATTGACATGGTACAATGATTACGAACTCAAGTATTATATTGTTCGTAACAAAGAAAGACCCATGTTTATTGCTAAAGAGAAAGGTAAAGACCTGTACTACTACGCATCTGAAGAACATATGCTTCACCTTGTTCTTGATCGCAATGGTATTAAGTACGAGATCAATGAGCTACCAGTAGGTAAACTTGTTTCGTTTGATCTAAGTAAGTCTGTAACCCAACTAAAGTTCACTGATGTTAAACTAGCAAAGCCAAAGCCCATCACTTACAATACGAGCACCTTCATAAACTATGGAAGAAATGTAGGTTCTTACTCTAGTAATACTACTTATAAGAAACCAAACCCTTTATCTCATTACAAGTTAAAGGTTGGAGATGAGGTTGAGTTCTATACTTCAGGGTTACCTGATGTGCTGCCAAGTAATATTACCGGTGTACTTAGGGGCATTAGTACTTGCAAGAAGCCCATTAAAATTAAGTGTTTCAATCAACCTAATGATTCTCTTGCAGGTTACTACACAGCTATAGTGACTTCTCTTATAAATGAAAGTGGACATGATACTCTTATTGTATCTGAACCTTGGCTAGCAGAAGTTGTTATAGATGACGCAAACAATTCACATAGAACAGAAGTAGTGAATAACTTAGTTGCAAAAGATGAAGTACTGGCATCCACTCAAACCCAAGAGGTTATCAAGTTTTGAATAATGTATTTGTTGTGCCTTATAAAACAGAAAGTAATTCAGCAAAGCAGCTGTCTTCTTTTCTAAAGTGTAAACGAATGAGACTAAACAACTCTACTCTTTCAGATAGAGAAGGTCTCAAGTTAATTAACTGGGGTAACTCTACTGTAAATTTATCCCACTTACCTAATGCAAAAGTGTTTAACAAACCTGAGAACATTAAGCTTGCATCGCATAAGATAGAATTCTTTAAAATAATATCTAAGTTTAATGAAAATAGCTCAGTAATTGTTAACATACCAGACTGGACTACTTCTGTAAGAGAAGCTAGGAACTGGTACGCAGACGGTAACGATGTTGTTTGTCGTCATGTACTTCAGGGTCATTCAGGTGATGGGATAGAGCTTGTCAAGTTTAATGAAGATATTAATGCAAGCAATGCTGTACCTAGGGCACCCTTGTACACCAAGTACTCTAAGAAGAAAGACGAGTACCGTGTACATGTTGTAGCTGGTAAAGCAATCTTTGTACAACGCAAAGCAGTTCATCACTCAACAAGTTCTGCTAACTACCAGATACGGAACGTAGCTAATGGTTTTGTATTTGCAAGTAGAAGCTTGTCTCCTGATCCATCTATTATTTCTTCAGCAGTGAACGCAGTAAATGCTTTAGGTTTAGACTTTGGCGCAGCTGATGTAATGTGGAATGAAAGAAGAAAGACTGCAACTGTTATTGAAGTTAACACTGCTTGTGCTTTAGAGAGTAGAACTGGAGCTATAAGATACAAAGCTGCAATGCATAACTTACTAAACAATAATGAGCAAGTAAGTTGGGCAGAGCCTGCTCCAATGGAGTTTGTATCTGAAGAAGAAGCAAGTGAGGCTACTCATCTTCGTCTTAATTTTGAAGAACAAATGAAAGTTTGGGGATCTGCATCTTATAATGAAGGCTGGCACCATCATAATCACTTTAATGGACAGGATGTAACATTATGTCCCTTTCTGTATAACTTCCTAGTCTCAGCTGGAGAAGAAGGTGTAGGTGTTCAAGGCTTAGAGTCCCTTGCATTCTATTCAAACCAAGATAACCACCATGTAATTGAATTTGAAATACATGAAAAGAATATCAGAGGTGCTACCTTAGTAGCGTACCCCGGTAGTCAAGCAGAGTTATCTTTCCATATAGAAGTGGAAGTCCCTTACAAGTACCTATCAATAGTGGAGCGTATACTATAATGTCAAATGAGTTGTATAAAGTAGCAGTGTATGGTACACTACGTCAAGGTAATGGTAACAACATACTATTATCTAATTCAAATTTCTTAGGTAAAGGAAAAACATTACCTAAGTTTGAAATGTTTTCTTTAGGTGGCTTCCCCGGTATCACTAAAGGCTCTACTCGTATTACAGTAGAGGTGTACGAGGTGGACTCAGATACCCTCTCTCGCCTTGATAGGCTTGAGGGGTACCGTGGTAAAGGTGAAAGCAACTTTTACGATAGGGAGGTTATCAGTACTCCCTATGGTAACGCTATGACTTATACCCTAAGGGACGAGAGATACTCCAGTCAAGAACGTATAGTAAGTGGCGATTGGGAGGATCGAAACAAGGTAAAACTAAAGGATCTTATATGAGATTGTATGCTTATGCAGAACCAAAGTATATTGATGGTCAAATAACAGATGATGTAAAGGTTATAACTGATCTCGGTATATTAATTGATGAATGGGAAAGCTATTCTCAGGTTGCACGACTAAGAAATCAAGACGTAACGGTCTTAGATTGTGTGGAAGACTGGGTAATAGATCACTACGCTTGGGATATTACATACCAAATGGAGGATACCATGACTTAGATTAGCATAAAGCAGTACAAATCATAAAGAAACAAAACTATTATTTAATTATTAAAGGTATATTTATATGTCAGCAGTTCTTGGAACCTCAATCATCCGTGATGTTACACTCAACTACGTTAAAGTAGATCCTGAAAATCCAACTGATCCTTTCGGTACCCTTCAATGGGAATGCCAGATCGTTGTACCTTCTGAACGTGCTTCAGAGCTAGAGGGATACGGTAGTGTGCGTCCAGTTAAGGATGATCCAAGCCGAATTGCTATCAACCTAAAGCGCAAAGCTGTTAGGAAAGATGGTGATGCCAACGATCCAGTGCAACTGGTAGATGGTAAGAAGCAAAAGATTGACCCAAAGATTAAAGTTGGTAATGGATCTAAGGGTAATGTCAAAGTGTATCGACGAGAGTACGATGTTGCTGGTCGTCAAGGTATCTCAACTATCCTTACTGCAATTCAGATCACTGATCTAATTGAGTACACTGGTTCAGTTGACTTCGATATCGATGACTCAGAAGCTGACTCCTCTGAGTTCTAAATGCTTATAGTTTAATGTTCTTATAACTTAAACTAAGTACCCAATAAGGGAATAAGGATAAGGTAGTAAGTTATTATTCTTATAGCATGCACTATGTTGTTCTTGTTATGGCTTAGTATGTACAATCAACGGCCATAGAACCTCATAGATTAGACCCTAAAGAACCCTGCTCAACTTCTAATAGGTTGGGTAGGGTTTCTTTTATCTACCTTATACGGGAATACAGTGCGTTATAGAAGACTCTAGGGAATTAAGTACCTTATAGAGGGCACCCTAGAATGGAGGATATAATGTCTACTGAAGAAAAAGTATTCACTCAAGATGATGTGAATGATGGTAAGAAAAAGATTCACCCTAATTCATTAGCAAACTTAAAGCCTAGGCATGACAAAGAGCATATGGCAATGATGAAACAAAAAGCTGATGAAGCTAGGATTAAGAATGACAAAATGAAAGAACAAATGCAAGACGTTCTGAAGCTTGTTAACAATCTGTCTGATAGCTTAATGGATTCTATTCCTAAGGGTTTAACTGTTATGAAACTAGCAATGCTTAAGTCTATATCGGAAGACGATATGGTTGAAGCCTCTCGGCTAGCTGCTGTTGTAGCAGAGTATGAACAACCTAAGTTACAGCGATCAGAAACAATCAATACTAACTTTGATTACACTGATCTTACTGATGAAGAGTTACAGAAAGAGATAGACCGATTGAGTGGTAATTAAGCAGGGGCCTTGAGCCCCTATTTTTATTGCAACCGACACCTTCACTTGCATTTTTTTCAGGCACCGACAACCGACACGGGCTTTCAAGCACCGACAACTGTGAGGACACAGGCATATGAGTATAGATTTTTTAGGAAAGAAACTAACAGCAGAGTATCGAAACGGTACAGGCATTGACATTGAGTTCGTTGATAGCCGACCAGTATGGGCGTACACAGAAGATGAAGACTTAATTGCTTTACCTTTTGAGGGCGTAGTAGTACTGCTGCCTTTAGTTATGATAACTTGGGGTAACGTTTACGTGGAGAAAGAAGATGGGTAATAGACTACTGCTAGTATCTGGCCCCGGATGCCCCGGGTGTGTTCAGATAAAGGACAGGTTACAAGCCTTAGGTTTTTACGATGAAGTTATTTTAATGGACATAGCAACCGACAGAGGTAAAGACTATGCCATGCAAAATAATATAAGAAGTGTACCCCTACTGATAAAAGAAGCTGCACCCGGGACTATAATAGATATCCTTAGTGGTGCTAACCATACCGATGCTGCAATTAAAGGTTTCATCAATGCTGGAGGAAACAAATAATGGCTAGTTATACAATACGATTAAGAGATACAGAAGAAAATGACTCTGTTAAAGTAAGCTTTGAAGCTGAAGAGTTAGAGCTAGTAGATGAAGAGAGCAAAGCATTCCAACTGTCTGCTTATGTACTAGACTGTATTCAATCCTTGGAGGACTCTGCTAATCATGTCACACACTAACAAAACCCTAGAGACCCGTGGCTCACGTTACGGATCCTTTGAAACTCAAAGTCAACTGTGTCAGAACTTAAAGGATGTAATGAAGTTAACTGCAGGGTGGAGTGCACTGGCTCCACATCAAAAGGAATCACTTGAAATGATCCAACATAAGATTGCACGTATCCTTAACGGAGACCCTAACTATTCTGATAGTTGGCATGACATCTCTGGGTATGCAACCCTAGTAGAGAACATGTTGGAGTATAAGTAATGTCCGGTAAGGGCTCAAGGCCCAGACCAATATCTGATAGGAGTAGCTATGAAAGTAATTTCGATGCTATCTTTAAAAAGGTATTTAAGGAAGAGATAAAGAAACCTAAGGGAGCCTCCGGCTCCTCAAAGAAACATAAGGATAAGAATGATAGCTGAATATATAGAACATATGGGATCAGACCTTAGTGTTGTTAACTCTGCAAGGGTTAGCTTTGATAAAGAAAGTTCCTACAATTCTGAGGGTGAGCTTAGTGGTAAGGATGTTAAACTAATTAACTACCTTGCAAGTCATAATCATTGGACACCATTTAGTCACCCCCAAATAACAATAAGAGAAGAGGTTCCTATCTTTGTAGCTAGACAACGGTTTAAACATATGATAGGGTTTACTTATAACGAGGTAAGTAGGAGGTATGTAAATGATGAACCGTCTTTCTATAAACCAGTATGGAGAAATAAGCCAGAGCATTCTATTAAGCAAGGGTCTTCTGGGCCTCACGCAGATCAAATTGATTTTAACAGAGAATACTCTTATGTTCTTGATGATTGCCTCGGGTTATACAAAAGCCTGTTGAAAAGAGGGGTAGCACCTGAGCAAGCACGTATGGTATTACCTCAGTCAATGATGACAAGCTACTATGTAACAGGATCATTAGCTGCATGGGCTCGTATGTATAATCAAAGAATACATGAGACTTCGCAAGTAGAGATACAGATGCTAGCGAACTTAGTAGGTAATATAATTCAACCCCTGTATCCTATTAGTTGGAATGCATTAACATGCCGATCTTAATTATTAAATGTAACAACAGAGGTAAGTGGTACTCAGATCTTGTAGGTAAAGAAGTGCCCTTGCTTGCTGTTGAAGAAAACGAATACATGAGCCGAGAGCCTGAAGGCTATATTAATTTTATCTCTAAAGAAGATGGAGTCATAACCGATGGGTCTAAAGACTTGTAATAAATGTAGAGTAAAGAAGGATGAAGAAGAGTTCCCTATGGAAAGTGGTAGGGGTTACCGAAAGACCACTTGTAGGTTATGTATTTGGTCTGTAAAGAAAGTACGTGATAACTTACGTAAAGATGTAGAGCCACCGCCTGATGATTACCAATGCCCTATATGCCTGAGGAATGCTGAAGAAGCTGCAGGATGTGGGGGTATAAACAAATCACCTTGGGCTTTAGACCATGACCATTTAACCAGTAAGTTTAGAGGGTGGATATGCCACTCATGTAACAGGACGTTAGGTGGACTGAAGGATGACTTCGGTGCACTAGATAGAATCAGAAATTATTTAAAGAAGGGCAGAGAATGAACACATCTAACAAAATCTTATCCGATATAACAGTCTTCAGCAAGTATGCAAAGTATATCCCTGAGCTAGAACGTAGAGAAACTTGGGATGAATTGGTAACAAGAAATAAAGAAATGCACCAACGTAAGTACCCTAAGTTTGCAGAAGAGATTGAGACTGCTTATCAATTTGTATACGATAAGAAAGTGTTACCGTCTATGAGAGCCTTGCAGTTCGGTGGGGCACCTATTGAGCTAGCCCCTAATCGTATTTACAACTGTGCTTACCTGCCAGTAGAAAGCCCAGAAGCTTTTGCAGAGACTATGTTCTTACTGCTAGGTGGTACTGGTGTAGGCTACTCAGTGCAACGACATCATACCCGTAAGCTCCCAGAAGTAACAGGGCCTAAGAAACGTAAGCGTAGGTTCCTAGTCTCTGATAACATTGAGGGCTGGGCTGATGCTGTAAAGGTCCTATGTGAATCTTACTTTAATAACACCATGGATGTAGAGTTTGATTACCGTGACATCCGACCTAAGGGTGCTATGCTTATCACTACTGGTGGTAAAGCTCCCGGACCTCAGCCTCTTAAGGATTGTATCCACAACCTAAGATCTATCTTTGATCAAGCTATTGGTCGTCAGCTATTAACTATTGAAGTGCATGACATGATGTGCTATATTGCTGATGCAGTATTGACTGGTGGTATTCGTAGGGCAGCTATGATTTCTTTGTTCTCTATGGATGACAATGATATGCTGGCATGTAAGGCTGGTAACTGGTGGGAGAACAACCCGCAACGTGCAAGGTCTAACAACTCTGCAGTTATGGTACGTCACCGTATTACCAAAGAAGCCTTTGAGAAACTATGGAAACGAGTAGAGTTGTCTGGCTCTGGTGAGCCCGGTATCTACTTCACTAATGATAAGGACTGGGGTACTAACCCTTGCTGTGAGATTGGCCTACGTCCCTATCAAATGTGTAACCTTACGGAACTTAACGCATCTAACATTGTCTCACAAGAAGACCTGAATGAACGTGCCAGAGCAGCATCACTAATCGGTACACTACAAGCAGGGTATACAGACTTCCACTACCTTAGACCTGAGTGGCAAGAGACTTGTCAACGTGATGCCCTTATCGGTGTAGGACAGACAGGTATTGGATCAGGGAGGGTATTGAACTATGACTTGGAAGAAGCTGCGTTGGAAGTTGTCAACGAAAACAAAAGAGTTGCTAAAGAACTGGGAATCAACTCGGCTGCAAGATGCACTACAGTTAAGCCTAGTGGTACTAGCTCTTGTGTTCTCGGTAGTAGTAGCGGTATACATGCTTGGCATAATGATTACTATATTCGTCGTCAGAGGGTTGGAAAGAATGAGGCCCTATACCAGTACTTTGCAGAGCACCATCCAGAGCTGGTGGAAGACGAGTACTTCAACCCTACGGAGCAAGCTGTAATTGAGATACCACAAGAAGCGCCTAAGGGTTCTATACTTAGAACTGAAAGCCCTGTGCAACTGCTGGATCGTGTACGTAAGTATAACGTAGAGTGGGTAGCACCGGGGCATATCGAAGGTCAGAACTCTCACAACGTATCATGCACTATCTCATTGAAGGATGATGAGTGGGAGCTTGGTGGTGAGTGGATGTGGAAGAATCGTTATACCTTTAATGGTATTGCTGTGCTACCATACAACGGTGGCACCTATGTGCAAGCACCCTTTGAGGATATCTCTGAGGAACGCTATCGTATCATGGAGTCTGCCCTAAGTAACATCGATCTAACTCAAGTGAAAGAAGTAGAGGATACAACAGATCTGTCAGGTGAAGCAGCCTGTGCTGGTGGAGCGTGTGAGATAACGTTCTAACAAAACTTAATCGACCTGAGTATAGTCATTAAACTACTCGCAAAGGAAACCTTATGAGTAAATATATATTCGACATAGAAACCAATGGACTATTCCCTGACAAAGTATGGATGCTAGTCGCACAAGACTGTGAAACAGAAGAGGTCTTTAGTTACTCTGATTACGATGATGACCTACCATCCTTAGATGAGGGCCTAGTTAGACTAGGTAACGCTAAGATAATTGCAGGTCATAACATTATTGGCTTTGACTTACCTGTTATGAAAAGACTGCTAGGCTGGGAGCCTGCTGAAGGGACTAGGGTTTGGGATACCTTCCTTATGTCTCAGCTGTGCAAGTATCAACGAGGACATCTCCATGGGCTTAAGGGCTGGGGAGGGTTCTTTGACTATCCTAAGGGCGACCATGAGGACTGGGAGTGCTACAGTAAAGAGATGCTTGAGTACTGCATACGTGATGTAGAGTTAAACCTTAAGGTGTACAATCGTGTATCTAAGGAAGCATCTATACTGATTAAACAGAACCCTAAGTTCTTAAACGCCCTTAACCTTGAGCATGACTTTGCTATGGTAAATGCAGAGATCACAGCTAATGGCTGGGCATTTGATATGGATAAAGCAGAAGCCTTGTATGAAGAGATACTATACAAGATGGAGCACATCGAAGATGAGATCAATCCTCAGTTAGGTTTAGTTGCAGTGATGCGTGGTAACAAAGAAGTAGACCAGATAGTTAAGAAAGATGGGTCATACTACAAGCGTGTTATTGATTGGTTTGAATTAGAGCAAGACATCAAAGCATCTAATGGAGACATCTCTGGGCCATACACTCGTGTAGAGTTTAAGGAAGTTGATATCGGTCAGATGGCAGAGGTTAAGAAGTTCCTACTTGATAGGGGCTGGAAGCCTGATGACTGGACTGTAAAGAAGATCGAT